GAGGATAGTCCCCACTATCGCCCCTATCAGGGCCCGGATCATTTAGAGCCTATGCCGTATTGCTTCTCGCTAGGTTGTACCGCTTTAAGTAGCGGACCTACGAGGCCGGCGATAAAGGCGTTAGCTAGTACTTTTGGATCAGTAATACCAGACATATATAAAGCTGCGACAGAGGCTAAAGCTGCACGTGCATAAGATTTACCAGCTGCCTCTAATTGCTTTTTATTCATTATTGCCTCCTAATTGACTTGTACTAATACGGATACATCTACCGTACCGCTCGCCACTATGGCGTATAGAGCCTCATGATCACCCACCATTAAACTCATCGAGTTACCGCTATTTAATTTATAACCGTTAGATGTAGTTACGTTAGCCCCACCAATAAAAATAGGATTACTACCGCCACCACCTCCACCGCCACCACCTGCAAGGTTATGTAAATAAGCCGTCTGATCAAAAGCGGTTGCAGCTACTAAAAGCGTTGCAGTAGTACCTACGCTAATTTGTGCGCTAGTCGGCATTGTCTAATCCTAACTTTGTAATAAGCTCTTTAGCCTTGGCCGGTGTCACGTTTACCTCAAAATGCATATCATCCGGCCGGCTCTTAAAATCGCCGCCCCACTTGAGGCCATACTTTTTAGCAAGCGCCCGGATCATAGGTACCTTTTCAGCCGGGAAAGTGTCGTACTTGCCTAGTGGATGTTTAGTCGCGTTTAGATCGATAGCCGTACCGGATGAGTGACACGATAAGCGATCGGTCGTACCGCGCACCATACGAAAAGCGTAACCCCAGTCATCAAGGCCGCCCTCATCGATAGGCTCAATTAGCTTATGAAACTCCGCAGCAAAAGCGGCCAAAAGCGGGCCCACGCTTTCAGCGCACTTAAGCCGCAGAGCCGTACCGTCTACTGAGTACGATTTTATGCCGATCTCTTTAGGATCTTTAGAGGCCGGATATCCGTTATAACTTGTAAGACTCATCCCAGTAATGCAGCCGCTTCATCGGCTGTTAATCCAAGTTTGTCTAATACCGCTTGGCGCTTTAATTCTTTCTCTTGCTCATACGCTGCGATCGTTGCATTTCTAGCTTCGATTTCTAAACGTCGCTTAGACTCCTCGGCCGTCTCGTCGCGCTCAATAATAGTTTCCTCGCCTGTTGTAGCATCGACGATCTTTTCTGTAATTTTCATTTTATCCCCTTATGCGCTTGTATAAACTGAGACGGTACCGGCATCGAAAGTACCGGTATCACAAAATACTGAAACGTTGCTAATTACGGCCGATCCACCTTGATAACCGCCGGTGTTATATGACACCTGTGTCGAGCCGCCCGAGTTACCTCCTCCAGCTGCCTCAAAGATTTTTACACCTGATGAGTTACATCCAGTAATAAAGCAATATCCTGAAACTAAACCACCTGCCGAGGATCCGATGTTACCTATTGGAATAACGTTATCGGGCGTACCCGGGCCTACAGAGCTTAGAAAGTTTGCAGAGTATGTGGCCGGTGCGTTCCACGTGGAGCCATAAAAATAATAGCTGTATGTCGTAATGCCGTTTAATCTAACGCTAATAGTCGCGCTACCTGAGTTAGAGGATGCTCCATTGATAAGGATCATAATTTTATCCTTACCTGAAATACCGCTAACTGTTGTAGTAGATCCGGATAACGAGGTAGAGGATAATAAACTCCAATTAGCCCCAGCGCTAGGAGCTGCAGCCCACTTTAATCCCGTTGCCGTTGTTGAGTCGGCGGTAAGTAATGTGTCATTAGCACCTACCGCTAAACGAGCAAAAGCATCTGCTCCGGTACCTGCTACTAAATCGCCTTTAGCGTCGATAGCCGTTGCCATTGAGTTAGTAACTGTTACCGTACCGGATGTACCGCCGCCACTAATACCTACGCCGGCCGTTACTCCCTCGATATCACCTGTAGCGCCTGATGCTACCCACGCTGCACCGTCGTAATACCAGAGTGAGTTATTATCTTTTGTAAATGCGAATTGGCCCTCAGCCGGTGCGGTGATAGCCGCATCGCGAGCCGTCGCGTTAGTAAATACGTTAATACCTTGCATGAGGTAGCCGTTTACGTCACCGGCGGTTAAAACCTCACCCGTTACAAAGGTCTTAAAACCTTGTCCAGCTGCCATAACCTGCTCCTTAGTATGCTAATACAGAGCTATCGAGTACCCCGTATAGTGTTGAGTTTAATATAAAGCCGTCGATAATCGGCTCTTGAGTTGTAAATGTCGTTTTCCAGCTATTAGGAGTTACTCGGTGAGTTACGCCAAACACTTGTAAAGTCTGAGTAAGAGTTGAGCTACCAGGCTGATTAGTCGTAATAGTCACCGGATCAAAAAAATCTAAATCAAGGGCTGCAATAATGCCATCGTTATAGTTTTCTGTATACAGGTCTAGCTCGATCATGTCGCACCGCGTACGAGTAGCTTTACGGCTTGCTACGTAAGCTCGAGCGTAATCGAGTGCGGCTTGGTCTGTATCCATTACTAGATTTTGCTGATTATATGAGTGTACAAAATACTCATCGATAGAGGCTTGATCCTGAGCTAGTTGAGCCGTGCCGCCGATCTTTGTAATAGAGGCCGAGTTATATACCTGAGTATCATCCAAGCGCCAAACGGCATTAAAGTAAGTTATCTCGCTACCGTCATCGTTAAACACTACAGGCGGGATAGCTTGAGAGTCTATGCAATAAGCACGATCCTTAAGAGTTACAGATCCTCGAGCATCCATGTAAATCGCACCGTACTCAGAGATAGAGGCGGTCTGCAAAGCGGCTAAAGCGGTACGTAACGTGCCCGGGTCTGCCTGAAAAATCGTATCGCCGTACTCGATCTCGCGCTGAGATGGAGGCCAAGCGATCTCGTCGAGGATAGCGTTTACGCGCTCGCCCGGTAAGTCGCCGGGAGTTGCGAGGGTTACGTTTGTAATCTGACTATTTTGGAAAAGTCTAAAACCATCTACCGCGGTAATAGTCGTATATACGACATCTGTAGCCATTTTAGGAGTAGTAGTCGTATAGCTAGTAATAAAGCCGCTAAAGATTGGGTACTCAGTTGAGTTATAGGTAGCCGTAATAGCTACCTTACGCATAGGAGTAAGTAAGCCATAGTAAGGGCTTGCCGGATTTTGAGGATTAAAATCGCCATTTTGATCGACGATACGTAGCGTTAGAGTGCCCGTTTGGAATACGTCAGCTTGCAGGTTACGCCCGCGCATAGTTGTAATACCGTCTACTACGTTAGATACATCGACGATAAGAGCCTCGGAGTCTGCCAATACGTTAGTGCCTAAAATGCCGCTATCTAGGATCATAGCTTGAGCAAAAGCCGGGCCCGTCGAAAAGTTAATAATCGCGTTAATTACAGGTACGGTCATGCTATGCCCGCCGTAGTTAATGGGTCGCCGTTTCGGTTAATTTTTTGGATCGTATCTTGGAGCAAAACCGTAAACTCATCTTGAGAGGCGATAACGCCGGCATTAATGGTAATTGTGTAATCACGATCAAAAGCACCTGTAGCCGGGATTTCTGTATATGCAGGTAATAAGCCCTCGGAGGCCAAACTAGCTAGGTCTCCCATACTACCAATAGTGCCGCTTGCATCAAGCTCGGCCGCTTGTGCATCGGCTAACTCTTTGAGCGCTGAGGCGGTTTCGCTTAAAGTCTCCGGGCCGGTTGCATCCTTTTCAGCTGCGGCGGCATCGGCTAACTCTGCAAGAGCAGCGGCAGACTCAGCGGCTATCGTAGCTGCGGCCTCAGCTGCGGCGGCTGCGGCTGAAATAGCATCGCCTGTAGCTTTGTCGAGTGCATCTTTAGCGGCTTTAGCTTCATCCTGAGCTTTTTTGGCAGCTGCAATAGCGGCAGCAAGAGCGGGATCAGTAGCATTATTGCCACCTAAAGTACTAGCCGCGCTTGATCCGCTACCGATCGATTGTAGAGCTGTTATGTATTGTTGCAGATTGGACAAACGCTGAGCATCGGCATCGGCTTGCGCTTTTCTAACGCGATTAATAGCGTTTAATTCCTCAGACTCTAAAATCAGTAAAGCCGTTTTAGCGGCGTTATTTGTTTTTGAGATTGAGGCTAGCTTTTCGATTTCGTTAAGTTGTATACGAGTCTTTTCGCTATAGGACTCCTCAGCGGCTAATTTACCCGAGGCTGCGATAGCCGCGTTATATTTCTTAAACGCCTCCTCACGCGCGAGCTCTTTATCGCCCTCGGCCATCTTGCTACTATTGATAACCTCGAGTTCCTTAAGTAACTGAGTATTAAGAGCTTGCAAGGTTTCATCGCTGATAGTTTTAATACCGGCTAACTTTTTAGCATCTGTAGCATCTTGGAGTAAACCTAATTGGCGGATCTTTTCTAAAGCGAGCGCGCCGTTTTCATCCTCGATAGCCATAAGGGCCTCAAGGCGTAGGCGAGTGTCTTTATCATACGTAGACTTAAGAGCTGCGGCGATAGAGATACGGTTAGTATCAAACTCGGCAGCGGCCTTAGTGAGTGAGATCTCGTTTTTCTTGGCGAGCTCGGCTTTTTTCTGTAGAGCTAATAATTCTTTTTGGCGCTTTAATGCGAGCTTATCCATCTTGGCCTTTTCGGCGTTAGCTTGCATATTCTTAAGATCTTGAGGTACGCCCTGAGGGAAACCGCCTTGGCGGCCGCGCAGGATATCGACTTGATTACGTAAGTTACCGATAGATAACTTGCCTAATCTATTTTTGATACCTCGGCTTATATTGTCTAAAACCCCAGCGCCCGGGATGCTTGAGAATAAATCGCCTAGATCTTTAGCTAGTACGGCTACGTTAGTGATAAGTCCGGAGATAGAGTCGGCCGCATTATCGACCTTATCGATGAGCTTATCCATACCACCGGATGATGTACTTAAAGCCGATACTAAGGATTGGCCGATCTGCTCGCTTGCTTGCTCAGCTGCGATCTTAAGGCGGTTAAGTGATCCCTCGTAAGAGTCTGCCGCGTTTTTGGATTGACCCGCGTATTGCTCAGCGATTAGCTTTTCGATCTCGAGATATGACTTACTTGCCAGCTCTGTATTAGTGAGGCCTAAATTTAATTGCTTAAGACCTTTGTAATTACCTACATATGCCTGACTTAATACTTTTGTTGCAGAGGCTAAATCCATACCCGTACCCGCACTAACATCGAGCGCGGTGTTAAGCATATTTTGTGCAAAAGTCGTAGAGCCCGTTACTTGAGCTAACTCAATAAATGAGGGTTGGAGCTGATCTCTATTTACACCTGTTGCCTTTTCAACGGTGTCGATGTAGCCCTCTGCCTCAGCGGTAGCAAAATTAAAACCGAGATTACGTAAAGCGGTATCGAGGCGCTTGGCCTCTGCGATCTGCTCGCCAAAAGCCGCTACGGATTTTTTAGAGTAACCCAAAAGAGCAGCGGCACTAAAGGTAACGCCAAGGGTGCGACCCAAACCCATAACGGTTTTATTAAACTTGTTGATCTGAGTAGAGCCCTTAGTGAGAGCTTTACCATTCCACTCGGCTACCGCCGATACAATTAGATTAGGTACGTTAGCCATTATGCCGCCAAACCGTAGGTACTTACGCCGTAACGGCCGTTATTAAAATTATCTACCGTTTTCTCAATAGCTCTATATACGGCATCTTGAGCCTTGCCCTCGTCCTCTTTCCAAGCGCGATAGATCATACGGCCGCGCTCGGCTTGCTTGTCTCCATAAAGAGGACCGGATCGAGCGATAAAATGAGCGCCCGCTCCCGGGTTATTAGATCGGCTATTAGGATCTCCACCGGGATTTTTACGTCCCGAGGTTTCATAAATAGCACCGGCGGCGGATCTATTAGCTACATAGTAAAGAGCTTGCCATCCGTTACGGTTTTTCTTACTAGGAGCCTGAGAGTAATAGATCCCTTTTACTACTGTTTGATGATCGTAAAGCGGGAACATACGTAAACGGCCCTCGGTGTTAAACGTCCTAAACATGGAATTACGCGCGGTAATTTTTGTACCGCGAGTATTTTCATTCCAGTTGTAAAGGTTATCCGGTTGAGGCGATGGAGCAAACCCGCGAGCCTTATCACGGATCGGTACCATCGCCGCACGTACCTCGGCGTTCATCTCTTTTAGCATCTCCGGATCGAGTTTACGGAGTGCCTTAACCGTTTCGCGTACGCCTTTTATTGCGACTGGCATTACGGGCCTCCTCCGCTTGCTCGTTTAATACTTTAATTAACATCTTAAACATCTCGGTGTCGAGATCTAATACCGCTTGAGGCGGGATCTGTAACCTTATCGATAGTTGAGCTACCAAGTGAGTTACAGAGTCCCGCCCTAAGCTAAAGGTAGATCGTCTACGACCTCGACCTTAGATAACGTATCTAGAAAATCCGGGCCAAACGTTTTTACGGTTTCGCCGCTAGTTCTAATACACTCCCAAGCAAGGTAGTAGAGATCTGTCTGTTTCTCATCGTCGCGAAACGCGCGATGAAAACCTTTCTTTGCGTAGAGCTCAAAGGCATACTCGATACGAGGAGTTATCTGATGCTCAGATACCTCACCGGTAGCCCTTGTTATTTTGAGTCGTGCCATTTTTTGCCCCTTGTCTGTTTGGTTATACGGTTGTATCTACTGTAATAGGTGAGTTACATGTAAATGTAATTGACTGAGTAGAGATATCTCCGACCGCGCCGTTAATGTCAGTAGTATTGTTTACTAATACTGTTGTCTGATATTCAGGGTTAGTAGCTGAGATAGTCGCGCTTGTCTGCTTTAGCGTGATAGGTACTGTTGTACCCCATGCAGCTTGCAAAGTCTGTAGGACCTCGCCTGTAGCGGTGTCATTTAGAAAATCTAGAGTGATCGTCGATGTCTCTAGTCCCTTAGTGTACTTACGAGCTGAGTCACCCATAGCGGTTACCTCTAGCTCCTCAAATACACGGTTAATAGTTGCACTTGTTACGTGATCTGAGAGATCGACCGAGTTAAGGGTTACGACCACTCCATTACTTAGAAAAATGGCCATGGGCCTATTCCTCGCTTTCGGTTGTAGGTGTTGGTTCTGATTTTACTTTTGCTACTTTGACCGGTGCAGGTTCGTCTACGATCTGCCCGATCTTTCGCAAAAACTTTAGGTCATCCTCTGTATACGGCATTTATTACTCCCAGCTACTTAGTATTGATAGATTGATATCAACGGTTAATAGGTCTCCACTTTGTACAGATAAAACGCTAGGAGCGCTTACGCTGCCAATGTTCATTACGATCGATGAGGCCGCTAACTTATTAAATACGGCTACTAACATCGTTTCGATACCTTGTAAGTTTCCTTGGTTATCGTAAAGCGGTGTCGTTAAAATAACTTTCAGGTTAGCCATAGGCGAGATCGTCACGTACTCATTGTTATTAGGAGTTAGGTAAGGATCTGCCGGAGCTACGATTACAGAGTTAGCCGTAATAGTAGGAGGCGGAAAACTGTAGGTATTCCAAACGTTTGGATTAGATAACGCCGCAGCTACAGAGGCGCGTAAAGTCGTAATCGGTGCAGTCATTATCCGACCATCGCGTTAGGGTTCATATATCCAGCGATAAGGCCGCGGATCTTGCCGATCATGCTATTACCCATTCTGTATGGGCTTGGACTAAATCCATCGACGGATACGCCGCCGGTTTGTGAGACTTGGCGAGCTTGCCATATATCGACCGCGAGGATCATCGCAGCTTCACGGATAGCCGGAGTAGTCGCGTATGAGTTTGTCTTAAGGTCTGCACCTACCGCTGATCCATAAGGCAGGATCCTAAAAAAGTTTACATCGCTTGCGGTCTTAGAAAATTGGATAAAGCTATAACCTGCCGGCCAGTTCCATGTATAAGGGTTCCAAACGAGGCTAGGGATCTGATTTACGGTACCTGCGCTCCATGGCATAGTGCCGGTAATTGTGTAAGTACCGTTAAAGGTTGAGCCGCACCCACTCAAGGTTACGCTCTGACCGGTACTAAAGATAAACGGGTTAGCGATCATTACGGTAGCTACATTATTTTGTAGAGTCGCTCCTACTACCGGCGCTGAGTCAAACCATAAAAATTGGTTAAGTAAATCTTGAGCCGTTTGGCATACGGTCTCTACAACATCTGAGGAGTACAGGTTCTCGATACCAAGGTTAGAGCGTAGCTCGGCTTCGGTTACGTATGTAGCTGCCATCTTTATCTCCTCACTTAAAAAGGCCGGGAGGGCTCAAAGGGCTAAGAGCCCTCCCGACTACTAGGGTTTATCTCAGGTTAGGTTGTAACGTACAAGGCCCTTAGGCATCTTTACGATTGTTGCCATAAAGCCGTAAATAGCTACCTGTACCTGTAGGTTAGATACAACGTTTACGCTCATGTATGCCTGAGGTGAACGATAAACGGTCATAGCCTCCGGTGCCACGATAAACGCTGAGTCATCGATAGTAGTAGCTACCATTTGATGATCTACGTATAGATCCAAGCCGAGGACGTTGCCGCGGATTGATGTAGGAGTTGAGAGACCGCCTGAGTTCATAGGAGCGGTCGCGTTGTAAATTGGACGGCCTGTTGAGTCAGTTGCACCCATTAGGAGAGACCATTGTGACGGACCAGCTACGTAGTTCTTAGCAAAGTAGCTAGTGTTCTTGTAGATGTTAGCTGACTCAGTAGATACGTAGGAAATAATTCCAGCGCTTGTAGCAGCTACCGCGGTGCCCTGTACGCCACCGGCTACTACGTCTGCAATTACCGCTGCATCTGTAGCTAGTGAGTAAGCGCGTTGTAGCTGATTAGTTAGCTCTGCGTAAAAGTTTGGATCTGAGCGCTCTAGTAGTTCAACGCTTAGAGTGTTCATACCTGCATACTTTTTAACTGTTCCAGTTAGATACTCTGTAACCATACCTGTATTTTGTACGGCTCCGGCTTCTGCCTCTACTGTTACAACAGGTGCAACACCATTACCTCCACCCGCTGAGGTGACAAGTGATGGGATCGAGATCGTCATACCTGAGTTAGGCAAAGCACCTTGAGATAGCGCATTGATCATAGGAGTATCAAAGTTTGTATTTGATACAAACTCTGTTAAATACTGAGTAGGAGAAAATGCAGGGTTTGTAGTAAAGCTATCATCCGCTGCGGTTACGTATAGCTTTGATGTGTCATCGCCTAGAGCAGCCTTGATTTTGTGCTCTGTATATGATGCCATTGATGTAATCGGTGTACGTAGTCTCTGAGAGTCTAGGACCGATGGACGGATGATCTTACGAGCAGCCTCGACCTTTTCAGCCTCGACCGGTGTATCTACCGGAGTCTCCTCCGGTGTATTTTCTGGGGCTGTAGTCACAGCTTCCTCGCTTTCGGTTTCTGTTTCAGTTTCCACCTCTACGATCGTCGTAGAGATAGTTGTAGTTTTTTCTTTTGTACTTGTCGCGGCTTCGAGCGCTGCTCGCGCTGCGGCAATATCAGTTACGGATGCGCTTGAAAAGGCAGCGCTCTCTACGAGGCTAACCTCTTTGAGGACCGCCGCCGTAACGAGCAGGTAATCACCCATCGGCTTAGAGGCCGTTACATCGACCCCTACGGATAAGCCACTTACTAGGTTCTCCTGCGCTAATACGAGAGCATCTTGTCCCCGAGTGCTGCTCGATAAACGGAAAGATCCATAAACGCCCTCGGTTGAGTCGCTAAACGAAATAGCGCGACCTACCGGCTTATCCTGTTGATGCTGCGATAATAATTTTATTTTTGTTGCATCCGGGATAGCGATAGACCCGCGCTCAAACACTACGGGCCCTGCACTTGTAAAACCGACCTCGCCATATGGTGCTACGAGGCCTGACACGATACGGCGCTCCGTGTCTGCGGCTTGGATCTCTTGACTAAACGTTAGTAGCACTTGCATCTCCTAGCGGTGTGAGTTGTTCCATCTCTCGAGCTTGATTTACATCGATTAGATCTAGATTGAGCATCTTTTCGATAATATCTAAACGATCTTTTGCATCTACACGTAAAAACGTATCGTCTACGGCAAAGCGCACTTGATTAGAGGAGTTAGTTATATCGTTCATAGATAAACGATCCTCAATAGCAGATATATAAGGTTGCAGCGAATAAGCTACAAACTCTTTACGACCGTCGATAATGTTTTGATATGTCATCGAGTTATTCATGTCGCTTGAGATCATGTACGCCGGTACGTTCATCGCGCGCGCGATCTCGGTAGATAAATACTGAGAGCTCTCGTTGTAGGTCATGTCCTTAGGTGAAAACGATGTTGGTACATATTCCAGAGTGCTAGTTAAATATGCAGTAGATCGATTTTGACGAGCGCTCTTGAAAGCTGCAAGTAAACCTTGGATCTGAGACTCAGGTAGATCAGCGCCATTATTTTTTAGGATACCTGTAGGCATAGGTGTAGCTGCACTTACCGCGCTTGCACGTTGTATATCGTATGCAGCTTTAATAGTTGTACTTGCACTTTGTAATACACCAGGTAGCAACGATTGAAAAGTAACTAAAGATCCAATACCTGCCATCGGTACTTTGTTACCATCTAAAAAGTAATCTTGTACCTCGGTGCCATATTGATTAGTTGTATATGTAACGCGGTTATTAGCTACCCACTCAAAACCGGATGGTCTGCCGTCATCTGCATATAGAGAGGTCACTTTCCAATATGCAACAGAGTAAAAAATTAATGAGTCAACGGTTGCAGAGATAGTAACGCTGCGCGGTTGGCGTAGATCAGGTTGCTCTAACCAAACAGGAGAGCCTAATTTTTCGCCGGTTGATTTTTTGTAAAGTGCTAAATCGATAGAGCTAATAACTCCAGCGATTAAGTTACGGCAGCGAGCTACGCTTGCTACCTGTAAAGCAAAATTACGATCAATACCAATACCGTTATATCCGTAAGCGCTATTAGTATTAAATGATCCGTAGCCGTAAGTAGTATCCATTACGGCAGGGGCATACTGAGCCTCTACCTTAGGGGTAGATTTAATGCCTAGTGTTTGGAGTAATCCCATGGGAGGATTTTCCCAAAATGTCAAGCATAAAATCAGGTTTAGCGGCGGCGTGTCTAAGTGTAGATTTTGGCCTCGCCCATAGGTTGATTGAGCACGTGGACGATCATGCTAAGCCCGATAGCTATATCGATCGGCCCGGCGGATTTACGCCTTACTAATCTCCAGCTTGCATCGCTTTCTTTTGCCGCGCAATTTTGCATATGTGCTACAAGCTCATCTTGGCCCGAGTGTACGAGCTTTTTATTGGATAGAGCTTGGTGTAAGTCTCCCGCCGCTTGGTAGCTCTTTTGCCCGGATATGTCGGTTATCTGTATGCCGTTTACCTCGAGGCGCTTGGCGATTGAGGCGGTTGTGTACTTGTCATAGCACACGGTTCGAGGGTAAAACTGTTTAGCCCAATATGAGATCCGGTTTGCCATATAAAGCTCATCGATAGATACATCCGAGTGAAAGACCTCGAGTACCGCGACCCCTATACGACCGTCCTCGAGTAATTGGCCCATTACGAGCGAGCCATTTCTTCTCGACGGTGCTACGTCAAAGCCAAACACGGTAAGCGGTCCGGGTACTAACTTGAGATCTTTATCGCCGGCCTCCTCAACGGATAGATGCGGCCAAGGGCTCGCCGTAGACGAGATCCATTGACACAATAGCTCGGTTTTTGTAGTTTCGATTGGTTGAGTAGCTACCGCCTCAGCTAAAGACTCAAGCGTTACCGTGTAGCCGAGGGCCGGGTTAGCCATAGCCCAAGCCTTAGGATCATCGATACGTGCAAATTGCTCGGCGCTATATTCATAATAACCAAGCGACGGCGGAGGACTTTCGAGGCATCTTTGTCTCAAGGAATTAAGCACAGTACTAAAAGCATCTCCGCTATTGCTAGTCAGTAGTGTTTGAGCGTTAGCCTTGGCGCGAGTCGTAGGAGTTGCAGCTTGATACCCCTCCTCAGAGATCTCACGTAGTTCATCGATGTAGAGAAACGAGGCCGACCGGCCGCGGGCTCCGTCGCGAGTAGCTGCTACTACATCGAGGCGGTGTAGTAGCAGCTACTCGCGACGGAGCCCGCGGCCGGTCGGCCTCG